ATTTCCATTTTACACCGCCTTGTTGCTAAATTTTTGAATGTCACCGGATTGGAACGAGCCAGTCCAATGATTTGTTTTAAAATTTACTCTTGTGTCGTTAATTTCCGTTACTTCGCACCAAACGTTGTTTACAAAAACTTTTGTGCCAACTTGTATTTTTTTAGATATTTTTTTCATAATTATTTGCTCCTAAATAAGTTGGGCGAACTGGGCGCATATTTACGCCCAGTTTTTTTATATTTATGCGGTTAACAATGTTCTTATGCCATAATCAGATTCGTAATCTTCTAATCTTGAATCTGCTGCATTAAGAGCGCACGCCATCATTGCTTCCCAATAATTTGCATCATCTTCTTTTAAAGTGCAGTTTTGCATATCAATGTTAGCATCAGTTAATGTAAAACCTAATTTTTCACCAAAAGCGTCAATTCTTGCTATTAATGCTGTGTAGTCTTTATGTGTTGCCATGTCGTTTACTCCGGTAAGTTAATTATTTTTCGTCTTCGTTCCTCAGAACTGGACTATAGATTATCATAACTGTTCACGAAGTAAACATTAAAATGTTAATTTTTTACAATAAATTGTTCTATTTGTTCCTTAGCATGTAAAAAACCTTTGCCAACAATGACTTGGTAGCCTACGCTTTCAAGATACTCAATAATTTTTTTTTGATCTGGACTGACAACACCGCCCTTGATGCGTTTCATTTCTATCCAAAGTTTCCATGCAGGAATAAACAAGTCTGGTATTCCTGCCACTGTTCCTTCTACTTTCAACGCAGCAGCCGCTGATTTGCTACGATGACCGCCATTTGGAATTGAATGAATAAGAACGCCAGGGTATGTGCGTCTAACCCACTGTACAAGCAATGCTTGTTCGTGATGCTCGGATGGGATTTTTTCTTTAACAATAGTCATCAGAATGGCAACTCCTCAATGTAGTTAGGGCAATTGTCTTGCGTATTCACAAAATCCTCTGGCGGATTCATATTATATTTTGAGCAAAACATTGTTTTTTTAGTGTAAAAGTCACAGGTATGACAGCACCTTGGTGGCGGCAATGCCTTAAATCTTTTATATTCAACTAGAAAATCTGGTTCTTTATACATCCCAACTCCGATTTATTACGCGATAAAATTTACCATCTTTGGTGTACTCTATTATTGATGGTGGATTAGCTGCATTTAATACATTTGAAAAATCCGTTACTTCATGACAACTATAAATGTTTTCACAATTGCTTTTATTAGCTATATGAAACAATAAATCATACGCTTTGCTTCCCGCATAACCTTCATGAGTTATACACAAATACTCTGTAACTGGTATATCAGATAAAGCACCGTAATAGGTCACAGCAAGCATATCTTTTCCAGATGCCTTAGATGTATGCTTTCGCCAATTCCAGCTTGTCACTTCCATTTCTGAGCCTTCAATACCCATGATGTCATCGTTTCTGAGCTTTAACGTCGATGCTGCTTCTTCTGGTTCTGGAAACCTATGTCCACACGCTGGACAAACTTTGGCGGATATAGCCACCAATTCAGCGCATTCATCGCATACTTTAACGGGTGCCTCTCCTTCCTTGCCTGGTTCTTTTTTGTTTGGCGGTTTTACATTCGTGATAGGCCCGTGCGTTTCAACTACACCAGCAAAATCTAACACTAAACAATGATCTGTGTGTGACTTTGGACGCATACCACGCCCAGCCATCTGAACATAAAGACTGCATGACATCGTTGGGCGAAGCATTGCAATCAAGTCAATGTCTGGATAATCAAACCCGGTTGTCAAAACATTGGCGTTTGTTAATGCTCTAATTTTACCAGCTTTATAATCAGCAATAATTCTATCGCGTTGCGCTTGTGGCGTTTTACCTGTCACGCATTCTGCTGTAATCCCTTTGCTGATTAGCATGTCTTTTACATGCTCGGCATGATCAATACCAGCACAGAAAAACAACCAGGCTTTTCTATCGCCAGCAAGTCTAATAACTTCACTGACAACGTCTTTGTTTTTATCGTCAGTATCAACAGCAGCTTGCAATTCTGACTCAATAAATTCACCACCACGTTTATGCACTTCACTGGTATCGAGTTTTGTTTTCGTCATTTTAGATTTTAATGTGCATAAAAATCCTTTGCTGATTAAATACTCAATGGTGACTGGCATCAACATGTCATCAAATAACGCTGGCTTATCTGTAATGAGTCCATGATTTAAACGATATGGCGTAGCGGTCAAACCGATTACGCGCAATCGTGGATTGATTACACTCAAATCTGATAATAAATTACGATAACCGCCCTCATTTTTATGCGACACCAAATGACATTCATCAATGATGACTAAATCAATATGACCAAGTTGGTGCGCTTTATCTCGAACAGATTGAATACCGGCAAATGTAATCGGTTCGCCAAGTTGTTTTTTCTTTAGGCTTGATGAATAAATACCCAGTGGTGCATTTTGCCAATGCTCCCTCATTTTTTCAGCGTTTTGTGAGATAAGCTCTTTAACGTGCGTGAGCATTAATACTTTGGTTTCTGGCCATTGCTGAAGCGCATCTTTGCAAAGTGCGGCAACAATATGACTTTTGCCAGATCCTGTTGGTAGTACCATGCAAGGATTGCCTTCATGACCAGCCTTAAACCATGCGTAAAGATCATCTATGGATCTTTGTTGATAATCTCTGAGTTTCATCCTATTATTTTCCCGTCAAATATATTTCTAAGATCAGCAATAAAAGTATCGTTACTAATGCACGCTTGTGGGTTTGCCACTATCTCTGATGACTTATAACCATTTTCACCATTGATCACGTCTACACCATCAATGACATAGACTGCATGATTGCCATCTGGTGAATCTTTGCGTTGATAAGGTACAAGGTCTGGATGTAACACATGCGCGTCACAGCCAACTTGTTGAAATTCTACTGGTATAGCATCCGCGTCATGGCGTTCACATCGCCAAGTGCTGTCATCCATCGCAGTTGAATGCGCACAGGTTCGGCAGTTAACGTGTTTGGTTATTTTTGTTTTGTGGCAAAACTCATGCGCTGCACAAAATTTGCATTCGTACCAGCTTGGATCTGAACTAAGTGGTTCTGGCATGCGCTCTGACTTAACAATCCTGTGACCACGACTAATATATTTTTCAGCTATTTCTGGCACAAATTTGACTCGTTCTGTGTAAATACGATCATCGTTTTTACAGACAGCATAATAAAGCGCACGGTCAATACCAGATCCTTGCATATACACTTGCATTTGAATGTAGTGCATCGGCTTAGACTTTTCTACGCCATGTTTGACTAGATCATCAAACGATTTTAAAGAGTGTGTCTTGACCTCCAAAATGTGTTTTTTGCTTGGTGCTTCTGGTACGCCAGAAAATATAATGCCATCAATAGATCCCGATACATGACATCCAAAATTAACACGCGATTGATGCTCAGATGTATTTCCGATATGAATGCCAATAGATCTTAAATCTGACACAATGGTGACTTCCTCCAAGTGTCCACGTCTAAACAATCTTAACAGTCTACCTTCAAATTCTTCTTGCACTGCCCATCTAAATGATAGCCACAGCCATCGGTCACAAGAATGGCCAAGCATAGATCCGCCCATGTGTGGTCTTGGCTTTTCTTTCCTATCTTGATGCGCTTTATCTACTAGCACGGATATAGAGTGATTTGATTCTGGAATTAACATAAATACTCCGAAGAAAAAGGGCGTGTGTTAAACGCCCTTATTTTGTTACTTACTTAGTTGCCCAAGGTGGTGGTGCTTTGCCATCTGCTGGTGGTATTGATGTTGCCTTTGGCGAAAGTGCAATGCCATTGCCAGATGTTTTAAACCCATTTACGCTGTTTGATGCTTCATAATTGCCATTAGCTGGCGTGATTTTAATTTTGATAGACAATGTGCCACCAATTAATTGGTCGGTATCTGATACTCTAGCTAAACCAATCGCACGCATGACTTCACCAAGTTGTTGGCGACCAATTTCTTCTGCTTGAGGATTTGGGTTTTTAATGTTAATCATGCCAAACGCAATGCGTCCTTGATGTGTTGGACCAACAATAGTGTATTTAACATTAATATACTGACCATTACCTGCTTTGGTCGTTTTGATTTCAGCACCAGAAATAGTTGCCGTGTACCAACCTTCTGGTACTAATTCATAACTATTAGTTGATACTGGTAAATCTTCTACGCTAAATGTTTGTTCTAAAAATGCCATGACTTATTCCTCAATTGTGATTTTATATGATGGTCTACCAGGTTTTGATGTAACAGCACCAAGTAAAACATTCGTTATTTCGGGTGAGCATCTTTTCCACGCTGTCATGTTAATAGCAGGTGTCCATCTAAATAAAGCCGATAGATGCTCAGATAATCCATTTTCTGCCGCAATTTCTTGTAGCATTTCTGAATTAACTTTTCTGTCAATTCGTCCAGTAACTTTGATTACAAAACTACCAATTTTTTTTGTTTCAACGCCTTCAAGCGTTTCCTGTATCTTCATCAAAGAAGATATTTGATCTTCAATGTATCTTCTTTCTGAAATAACGTAATCTTCTTGAACTTTTAATTCTAACCAGCGGTTAGATAATTCGGTGATGTTCATTTTGCACCGCCAATTTCTTTGATGATTGCGCCTAAATCTGGTTGCTCCCATGCTTGGAGTTTTCCGGATCTATCTTTTGCCATCCATAGACCATCGCTATCGCACATCAATGCGCGTTGTGCTACACCGTCAGCATCTTTCTCAACGCGAAGTGCCAAGACTAAATCAAAAAAGTATGGAAGCGTTTGTCCTAACTTAGCACCTGGCATTGATGGCGCGTACATCATTCGACCAGTTTCGTCTTGTGACTTTTCAACCTTGGCAGTCATTAAAACATTTTTACCTGGAAGATCACGAAATGCGCGAATTAACGCTGTCATCTGCGTTGCCATCTCGCCATAAGCAGCGCGACCATCTTTATTCACAGACTTTTCATGGTTTAAAACAACTTCACCAATCTCAGATAAACTATCTAAGATAACGGAATCAAACTTACTGCCTTCTGGTGTTAACAACCAAGAATATATCTCAGTTATATCCGCCATGTTTGATACTTCAACATAGGGTATGTTGCTGTCTTTAATTGACAATAAACCACCTTCCGCACTTATAATCACGGGATTTGGCATTGTTGTTGACAACGTAGTTTTGCCAACGCCAGCATGTCCGTACACTAAAACTTTAACGCCATTGCTATGAACATCAGACGTGTTTTTTAAATTAATAGCCATTGTTTTTCTCCTGTTCTGAGCTGGTTGGAGGAATTCCGGTTAGCTCTTGAGAAAAGATTTTAAACATTTTAATATTAAATGTCAACAATAAAATATTATTTATGATATTCTATTTCAAAAATTAACCACCAACAGGAATAAAAAAAATGATGAAGTTAGATGAAATAAGAGAATTATTAAAAGATCGCAGAGTATCTATGATTGCAGAAGCAACAGGCATTCATTTCAATACTATCAGAGAGATTAGAGATAATGAAAATGCTAATCCGACTTATAAAGTCATGACAAAATTAACTGATTACTTGGAAAGCAACAATGGCAGATCTAACTAATATTTTTAATGGGAGTTTTTATCCGCCAATGGAATCGGTGCCAGAGTCGCCAGAGTCGCAATTAGTTAATGCGATGCGTGATGTTGGCATTGATCCACCATCTACTATTTATATGGATGGAAAGATTCATCGATTTAGAACAGGATCAAAAGGATCATCTGGTGCTGGAGATAAAACAGGATGGTACATTTGTTATGGCGATGGTACACCGGCAGGTAGGTTTGGTGATTGGCGAGCTGGTATTGAAATGTCATTTCGTGCAGACATTGGGCGAAAGTTTACTGCCGCAGAAGAAATGGCGCATTCGCGCAGAATGTCTGAAGCTAAAGCAGCGCGTGACGCTGAACTTGCAAAACAACATGAAGTTACTGAGGATGTAGTATCAAAGATATGGTCAGATTGCACGCCAGCAAACAAAGAACATCCTTACTTAAAAAAGAAAGGCATCTGCGTTCATGGTGCAAGAGTCACTGGTGATGGACGGCTTGTTGTTCCATTGCTAAACAAAGATGGCACCTTATCAACGCTTCAATATATTTCAACAGACGGTGGTAAGCTCTATCATAAAGGTGGCGCAACTAGCGGGAAGTTTTGGTCAATTGGAAATGCGGAGAATCCTAAGACCATTTTTATTGCAGAAGGCTTTGCCACAGCCGCAACCATTCATGAAGCAACAGGCAGTATTTGCATCGTTGCCTACTCAGCATCAAACATTGTTCCGGTGACGGGTATCATGCGTGAAACCTATGGCGCAACACAGGACATTGTCATTGTTGCTGACAACGATTCATCTGGTGTTGGCATGCGCTACGCAGAGCAAGCATCAGCAAAACATGGTGCAAGAATAGTTTCGCCACCAGAACTTGGTGATGCTAACGATTACGTTGCCAATGGTGGTGACTTGCTGAGTTTACTTATGCCGCCAAAAGATAATTGGTTAGTACCTGCTGATGATTTAAGCACGCAACCTTCACCAATCAAGTGGCTGATAAAAGGCTGGATACAGGAAGAAGCACTCATTATGATTCATGGACCATCTGGTGGTGGTAAAACATTCATGGTACTCGATCAGTGCCTTTGCATTGCATCGGGAGTTGGTGAGTGGATGGGACATAAAGTGAAGGCTGGCTCAGTGGGTTACTTTGCTGGTGAGGGTCATCATGGTCTTCGTGGTCGCATTGCGGCTTGGAAACAAAAGAATAATATTGGCAAACTTAATATGTGGGTATCAAAGTCTGGGTGCGATCTTAATACACCGGCAGGTTATCAGCGTGTGCGTGAGGCACTGTTAAGTCTTGATGAGCGACCAAGCCTTATTGTTTTTGATACCTTGCATCGTTTCTTGCTTGGTGATGAGAACTCAGCACAAGACACAAAAAGCATGCTAGATGCGTGCGCTGGTTTGATGATTGAGTTTGGATGTACCGTTATCTTAGTGCATCACACGGGTGTGTCTGCTGAAACACAACATAGAGCGCGTGGATCGTCAGCGTGGCGTGGCGCACTCGATATTGAAATCAGTGTTTCGCCTGGTGATGAAAACAAGCCAATGCAAATATCACAAAAGAAATCAAAGGATGCTGAGTTAACATTAGATGTTTATGCAACGCTTGAAAAGATTGCTATCACTGGATGGATTGATGAGGATGGCGACCAAGTTTACAGTGCCGTGTTGTCACCTGCTGATGTACCAATTGCGGTTAAAAAAGATTCAAAGTTAGATACGCACAGAAAGCTATTTGAGAAGGTGTGGTTTGCAACTGGCACAGAAATCAGAGAGGAGATGCCGTATATTAGCCGATCAGCATTCTTGGCAAAACTTGATGCAGACGGTTGGGCAAAGCGCACAGCAGAGAATGCTTTAAAACCATCAACCACAAATGGCTTTGTAAATCTGATGGAAGGTGGTGACGTGATAAAACCATTTGAGCATGGCTGGATTATGATTGATCAAGTTAATGCATCAGCACTCATTATGATGAAAAATGAGAAATAATGGAACGCCCAAAACGCCCTAGGGCGGTATTTTAATTAGGGCGGGCGTTTTGACAAAAACAGCATAAATTT